ATGGGGTCACGCGTGGGGTCACGGGTCGGGCGCTGGCCGGTGCGGGACAGGCAGCTCACCGACGTCATCATCCGCCGCATGACCCCGCTGCCCGACCGCGACCTCAAGCTGCCGGACGGGCGCGGCCTCTACCTGCTGGTCCGGCCCAGCGGCTCCCGGCTGTGGCGGCACAAGTACCGCTTCGGCGGGCAGGAGCGCACCGCCTCCTACGGTCCCTATCCCGAGGTGACGCTCAAGGAGGCGCGCGAGCGCTGCGACGCGACGCGGGCCATGCTGCGCGACGGGCTGGACCCGCGCACGGCCGGCAAGACGCTGACGACCTCCACCGGGCACACGCTCGAATCGCTGGCGCGCGAATGGCACGAGCTGAACCGGGAGCGCTGGGTGCCCCACCACGCCGCCGACGTGATCGGCAGCCTCGAAAAGGAGGTGTTCCCCCACATCGGGGCGGCCGATCCGGCGGCGCTCGATCCGCCGGCCATCCTCGCGGTGCTGCGCCGGATCGAGGCGCGCGGGGCGATCGAGACGGCCAGCCGGGTCCGCCAGCGCCTCGCCGCGGTCTACGCCTACGGCATGTCGGCCGGGCTGCTGGCCTCCAATCCCGCCGAGACGGTGCGCGGGGCGCTGCGCCCGATCGTGAAGAAGGGCCGCCAGCCAGCGGTGACCGACATCGACCGGCTGCGCGATCTGCTGCGCGCGGCGGAGGCGACCGAGGCCTACCCGGTGACGCTGCTCGCCAGCCGCTTCCTCGCGCTGACGGTCCAGCGGCCCGGCACGGTGCGGCAGGCGCGGTGGGAGGACATGCTGCACATCGACTGGGAGAGCGACGCGCCCTCGCCCGACGCGCTGTGGCACATCCCGGCCGAGCTGCTCAAGCTCAAGCTGGAGCGCAAGGGCGACGCCGCGAATGACCACCTCGTGCCGCTCGCCCCGCAGGCGGTGGAGGTGCTGCGCGCGGTGCGGGCGCTCACGGGCAGGCTGCCGTGGGTGTTCGCCGGCCAGCGCCATGCGCACCGGCCGCTCAGCGAGAACGCGATCGGCTACCTCTACAACCGCACCGGCGCGCACGGCCGGCACGTGCCCCACGGATGGCGCGCGGCTTTCAGCACCGTCATGAACGAGCGGCGTCCTGGCGACCGCGCGGTGATCGACGCCATGCTGGCGCACACGGCGGCGGACAAGGTGGAGGCGGCCTACAACCGGGCGCAGCGCATGGCGGCGCGGCGGGAGATCGCCTGCGAGTGGGCGGGCCTCATCAGCGAGGGGCTGCTGCCGCCGGCCGAGCTGCTGACGGTGGAGCGGTGCAGGAGGGACGCGACATGAGCCTGCTGGTCGCCCTGGCCATCGCCGTGTGCCCGGCGAGCGGGGTGCGTGTCACGTGCGTCCATGACGGGGACAGCATCGTCTGGCAGCGCGAGCGCATCCGGCTGGAAAACATCGACACGCCGGAGCTGGACGGGCGCTGCGCCGCCGAGCGCCGCCGTGCGGTGGCCGCGCGCGACCGTCTGGTGGAGCTGCTGCGGAGCGGGCGGCCCGTGATCCGCCGCACCGGCACCGACCGGCACGGGCGCACGCTGGCGCGGGTGAGCGTCAACGGGCGCGACGTGGGCACGGTGCTGGTGCGCGAGGGCCATGCCCGGCCATGGGAGGGACGGCGGCGGCCTTGGTGCTGATCAGGCCAGGCTGAGCAGATCGAACTCGCTTCCGCCCGCCAGCACCTCGTCGAGCGGCACGCTCACCGGCCGCGCCCTGAGCCGCTCATTGAGCCTGCCGTCGATCCAGCGCAGCGCGGTGCCATCCTGGAGGTTGCCGTTCGAACCATCGCGCCCCGTATCGAACACCGCGCGGTGGATCGTCTCGCGCACCGCATCGACGAACCCCTCCCGCCAGTAGCCGTGCGTCTCCCGTCCCGGCTCGCCGCGCAGCGTGCCGTCCGCCGCCAGATCGGCGTGGCAGGCAATACGCTTGATCGGGAAGTCGGGCAGCGTGGCAAGCTCGTGGTGCGAGCGCTCCGGCAGGAAGTAGCGGTGCCGCTCCGTCCGGCGGTAGGACAGGTGGCTCACGTGATCGGGGCTGTCCACATGCTCCCCGTCCCACCACTGCGGGTAGTCGATGTTGAGCTGGATGTGCCGGCCGGGGCGGGCGAAGGGCAGCAGGTCGTCAAGCCGCCATGTCGGCGGGTTGCCGCCCGTGCCGGGAGAGCCGGGCACGTCCTGCGGACTGCCCTCGCTGCCTTGGAGGATCATGTAGCGCGCCGGGCTGTTGTGGATCGGCGAGCTGCTGATGCCGCTCCACTGCTCCGGCTCGCGGTAGTGCCGGATGCCGCCGAGGCTCACGAGGCCGCGCGGAAAGTCGCGGTGCATCTCGCGCCGCTCCACCCGGCGCGGGTCGTCCTTGTAGTAGAAGATGGAGTAGCGGGAGATGAGGCAGTGCCAGCGGCCGTCCATGTCCTGGACGATGAGGCCGCTCGACATGTAGATGCTGGCGTTGATCGGCCCGCCCTCGCCGACCGCGTTGTTCGAGCGGATCAGGCTCTCGTAGGAGCCGTCGAAGGGGATGTTCGACCGGTTGAAGGCGTTGTGGACATGGCCGCTGTGCTCCATGCGGAACACGGGGTCGCGGGTGGTGAGGGCGACATGCGGCTGCGAGATGCGCATGGCGCCCCGCTCGGTGACGGCGTTCGGCGGGCGCCTGTCCAGCCAGTCGCGGAAGTCGAAGTCGCGCTCGACCGGGGCAATGTCGGTCGTCTTGACCCACCCCGACGGGACCGTGGGCGGGTCGACCGGAAGCGGCGTCGCCGGCGGCTGGATCGGAGCGGGCGACGGCGATGGCGGCGGCGTGGGCGATGGCGCAGGCGTGGGCGATGGCGAAGGCGAGGGATCGCCACCATCGCCGCTGCGCACGAGATAGTCAACCGCCGTCTGTGCGCGGGCCAGCGCGCGGCGGGTGTCGGCCGTCTCGGCCAGCGCCTTGTCCGTCCGCCCCGCCTTGAGCGCCGTCTCCGCGCGGCGGCTGGCATTGAGCGCGGTCGTCACCTCGGTGCGGGCCTTGGCCGCGCGAGTCGCAAGCGGGTCGGTCATGGGCGGGTCTCCGGGCAGGCAGCGCGTAGCCTTGCGTTGTGACGGTCGATATGGGCAACCGTCTCGTCGGTGTCGTAGCGGTTGCCCCGGTCGTCGGCGTTCGCGGCGGGGGCGAGGCGGTAGGGGATTTCACGATCCACCAGGCACAGGCTTGAAGCGGTCGCAATGGGCGCGTGTGTCGTGGGTGGCGTCGCGCAGGCAGCGCTCGTAGCGGCCAGCATCGCCGCCCCGGTCAATCTCCATCTCGGCATGGTGTGCCCTTTCGATCTGCTCCAGCACGGAGCGTTGCTGTTCGACCGTCGTCGCCGCCGCGCCCGCGTCACGGGCGGTGTCGGCAAGGCGCCGGTCACGGTTGTCGGTGATGGTGACAAGGGTGGCGGCCGCTGTGGCGATGACGAGCGCCGCCAGCGTCCACCAGCCGTTGCGGATGCCCAACAGACCCTTGGCTGTCAGCCACGCGGTGAGCATGTCCTGATCTCCTGCCGGATGGTGGTGTCGGGATGCGCCTCCGCGTAGACGCGCGTGACGAACCGGCCGGTGATTGCGTCGCGGTAGACGATGCGCCGGGTCAGCTCCCCCGCCGGGTGTGGGTCATGATCATGCCTGTGTTGACCTCCGGCACGATGACGACCTCCTGCGCGGTGTTCGAACCCATGCCCGGCCAGTCGGGCAGGAACAGGGTCTCGCTGATCTGCCCGTCGTTGCACTCCATGGTCTGCGTGCCGCCGAGCAGCACCGAACCCATGCAGAAGCGCACCCAGTGCTCCTGCACCCGGCGGTCCCAGGCGGCCAGGTAATCAAAGTGGAAGCTTGCGCCCGGCAGCGTGCCCATGCCTCCCTCGTGGCGCTGGGCGTGCCAGTCGCTGTCGAGGGTCCAGGCGCCGTAGCCCAAGCCGTCGGTGCGCGGGGCGAAGCCCTGGTGGTCGAAGCCGATGTTCAGCTCGAACCGCGGCACATGGTACCATCCCTGCGGACAGGTGACGGAATTGGTGACCGCATCTCGCAGCGGGTAGATAAGATGATCGTAGCCGGTGGGCGACCAAAGATTTACGCCGTCCCAGCAGGTCGGTCCCATGGCGAATAGGCGAAGCGTCTGCCCCGGGCCGCACTGCCCGTTGAACGGGTCCGTGCCGTCGGCGCGCCGCAACGAAGGTGTTGATCCGGACACGCCGTCACAGGTCCACTGATGGCGCGTCGCGAACTCGACATCCGTCCCAGCCTCGCCGCGAAGATTGAGCGAATAGCGGTTCCACCCCGCCTGCGCGTTGGCGGCGTTCTTGATGGCAATCATCTTGTTCGGATTGTCCATGTTGAAGCCGCCGATGTAGCCGAGGCCCACCGGGTATGGGTGGGTCTTCCGATCCTTCTGCGTGCCGATGTAGTAGATCGTCGCCTGCTTGAACTTGATGGCTGCCTTCTGCGTCCCGGCCCCTTTGTCAGCGAGGGCCACGGCCTGCTGACCGCCCACGGTGATGAGCGCTGGCGGGGTACCGCGCACGCGGGTGATGAGCGCCGGCTGCCAGTAGGACACCGCGTTCAGAAACTGACCTTCGGCGTTGGTGCAGTCGCCCCGGCCATTGTCTCGCCTGAGCGTGGCCGCGGTGGCGAAGGCGTGCGGCTGGCAGTTGCCGTAGAAGGTGTGCAGATGGCTCGTGCCGGGCTTACCCCAGTTGCGCAGCGGGTCATTGTAGAAGGGATAGGGGATCGTGCCGACCGTGAAGCGCGCCTTGATCTCGTGCGGACGGCCGCAGGGCGCGATGCTGTCCGGTCCACCGCAGCCTCCGCCCTGTGTCGCCACGTTCCGGGTCGCCCACATCGTCTCCGGATTGGGGGTCAGGTAGTCGGGCAGCAGGGTGTAGGAGGGAGCGAAGCCCCCGGTCGCGGAGCCGTCGCCGACGACCGGCTCGTTGGTGCCGGTTGCCCAGTTCAGCGGCTGCGGCACATAGGGCGGCAGGTGCTGCGGACGGACCTGACCGGCAAACAGCGGCGTCGCCGTGTCGAGCTGCGCCTGGCTGACCGGCCCCATGGGCTGGGCGAGCGCAGTAGTGGCGCCAAGGTTGACGCAGAAGAGCGCAAGCAACGCGACGAGGTGAGAAAAAATGCGCATTATGAATGTCCTTATGATCAGCCATTCCAGGGGGTGACGCCGGCGGGAAGATGGAGCATGTTCGCTCCGTCGGGGATGAAATCGACTTCGAACGTGCTCGAACCCGTCACCATCGGCGCGCACCAGGGCATCGGCGGCCCGGAAATGAGGAAGGGGTAACCTCCCTCGCGGGTCAGCGGGTTCTGCACTCCGGTTCCCACATAAGCGCCGTTGTGCCGGTACCAGACGCGGTAGTGTCCATCGTGGCTGCTGTCGGTGCTGACGATGACCGTGACCCGCGCGCCTTCGCCCGAGGTGTAGGACGAGTTGAATGCTTTGAAGCCGCCGCTGTCGCGGTAGAACAGTTCGCCGCGCTCGAACACGATCGAGGTGCCGTTGGCGTCCTGCCCCGGACGAGGGTACGTGTTCTCGGCGTTGATCGGGGTGGACGTGTCCAGGATGCCCACACGACAGTGCCCGGGATTGCCCGTGCCAGTGATCCGCCGCGCCACCGCCTCGAAGCCGTACAGCCCCATGCGCCCCTGAGTGGCCCGTGCTCCGAAGATCGTGCCGAAACCCAGCTGCGCCGAGCGGATGGTGAGATTGTTGTTGCGCAAGGTCGTGATCTCGTTCGGAGATTTGTCCTGCGGGTTGAGGAAGGCGGCGACGAGGACGCTGACTGTCTCGCTGACCACGTTCGACCAGTCCGACACGGGCGAGAAGCCGTCGCCATCGAGGTTTTCGCGTGCGAGCCTGAGACGAAAGAAGATCGGGCCGTTGGGCTGGCTTTCGAGCACAGGCAGCGGTTCGTGGTCCGGCCCCGCGACCGCGTCGTTGTCAGCGAGGTCGAGCGCCGAAATCATGCGCAGGTGGTGGCGGACCTGCGTCTCTCCTGTGAGCGGCTGGGTGAAGGCCGCGTCGGAGGCGGCCTGCGTCTCCAGCCACAGCCCGTCGCTGTCGCGGGTTCCAGACGGCCAGGAAATCGACACGTCGAGAGCGTTGCCGGCCGCATTGACCTGCGCGATCGTCGGCGCCTGGAACCAGAAGGCGGGTGGCGGCGAAGGCGGTGGTGGCGGCGCGACCCGCTCAAGCGCTGGCGTCGAAGTGCGTGGGCTACCTGTCGCCCCTGCGAGCGTCTCGACGATGGAGACACCGCCTGTTCCTGCTGCCGTGGCGGTGCCGGTGATGGTGCGGGCGCTGCTGTTGATCGTGAGGCCGTCAGGGACGGTGCCGGACAGGGCCGAGCCACTTGTCGCGCCCAGAATGTTGATCGTGGTTGCCTGCCCGACCGTGATCTGGGACTGCGACAAGGTGAGCTCTTGCAGAGCGGGCGCTGTGGCGGCTGCGGTCGTAACCTGCCACGTGGTGCTCACTCCGCCGATGCTAAGGCTAGTCGAAAGGGATGTGCTGTTCACACTTGAAGATTGTCGCCGCAGCTGCACGGTCTGACCAGGATTGATGGTGCCATTCGCGTTGGTCCATGGCCCGCCGTTGAGGCGATATTCTCCGGTCGTCACGCTGATCGGAGACGGCGCATCAAAGCCGGTGGGTGTGATGACGTTGCTCTCGACCATCGTGGAGAGAGCGGCCCCGTTCACGTTGGCGAAGCTGAATGGATCGGGGGTCGTGTCGCTGGAGGCAACATCCGTGATGGTGATCGGGTAGTCCCACTCGGCGTTGGGCGTTCCCGCAACGCTGGTGCGCAGCCGAACGGTCTGAATGGAGCCGCCGTCCGCATTGATCGATGAGGCGACAACGAGATTGGAGCCGTTCAGGGCAAATCGACCTGTGGCATTGCCGACCAGCGTGGCGGACTGGCCGGCTGCAAGTGCAAACGTGCCAACCACGGACCCCACCGCAGCGGTTTCAAGGATGGTGCTGGCACTGAGCGCTGGCTTGAGATTGACGGGTTGTGGCGGGCTGACCCCGCCAAGAGCGATGACCTTCTCCCAGCACGGCAGCATTCGGACGGCACCGTCCGCCGTTGTGGCGGGATAGTAACCGTCGCCGTTCGGCCCGCCCGTCGCCGACCCTGCAATGAGGTTCGCAAGTTCGCGGTAGGAGGAGTCCCGCCGACCGACAAGTGCCTGAATAGCCGTCAGGAGTTCCTGCTCGATCATGCTCTAGAGATTCCTTGCTTTGCCGTGCCGCCGCTGAAGAAGGTGCTGACGCACCCCCAGTCAGCCGGCTCGACCATGGCGTAGCGGGTGATGATCACCGCCGGTCCACCACGGCGATGCTGTTCGGGACCATTTCAGCCACCGTGCGCAGCTTGCGCTGGTTGCGCCATGTCCGGTAGATCCCGAGCGCGGACGGCACGGCGATCGTGACCAGCGCGATCAGCATCTGCAGCAGGTCGTCGTCGATCCAGCCGCGGCCGAGCGCATAGCCGCCGACGGCGGTGACGACGTAGCGCAGCAGGGTCGTGATCTGCTCGCCCAGAGACGAGGCTGGCACATGGATCGGCGGGGTGATCGGATCGGTCATCGGCTTCCCTTTCGGTAGAGATCGGCTTCGGCGTTCCGGCGGCGGACAAGGCCGGGCAGCACCTTGCCCCCGGCGCGGGTCCAGCGCCCGAACTCGGCGGCCGCCCCGGCGGTGTCGCCGGCCCTGTGCTTCGCGGTGAGCGTCGCGCGGGCGATGGCGCCGGTGTTGAAGTGGAACGCCACCAGCGCGTCGAACTGCTCCTGACTCGTGCGGTGGATCGCGTCACCGAGCGCGCGGATCACGTCCTGCTCGTAGCGGACGAGCTGGCGCGCGAACTCGCGCTCGGCCTCCGCCCGCGTCCACACCGTGCCCGGCCTGATCGGCTGGCCGTCCGGTCCCCTCGTCAGCCCGTGACCGATGGTCCACACCCCAGCGGGGCAGCGATACGCCTCCACCCGCCCGTCGGGACGGACCTTGTGGAACCCCTCGAACCGGTGAATGAGCGCGAGGCCCTCGGCGCTGGTGTTCGTCGGCACGAAGGGTTTCTCCGGTTCGGACGGTGGATCGGGACGCACGCCGGCGTCGTCGAGCAGCGCGTCGAGCGCGCGCACCTCGGCGGGCGTGAACCCGCGCCCCAACAGGCGGCGCACGGCGTCAAAGATCGGTTTTCGGCTCATCGAGCTTCCTCGCGAGGGCTTCGAGTTCGGGAGGCACGGCGCCGGAGACGAGGCGATCGGCCTTGAGGATGCGTTCGACGCGGCCGAGCACCGGGCTGTTGGGATCGAGCCTCGCCACCTCCCACATCAGCAGCTCGATGGCGGTGCGCTGACGGGCGATGGTCTCGGCAAGATCGTCGATCCGCCCTTCGAGCGCGCGGATCGTCGCCTCCAGCTTGTCGACACGGGCGTCCTGTTTCGCTTCGAACTCGCGCTCGCGGCGGGTGAGGACGGCGGCGCGCTGCTCGCTCGTCTGCTGCCACTGCGTCCACACCCAACGGACGATGCCGCCAAGAACGCCGAGAAGGGTGAGGAGGGTGAATCCGGCGAAGAACTGGTCAGCGTGGATCGGCATCGCGGCCCTCCCGCTCAGCCGCCTTGACCTCCCACCGCGCCACCAGCCGCGAGGCCAGCAACACCGCGCAGCCCAGACACATGATCGCGAGGTTGGCGCCTTTTCGCCAATGGAGCGGGTCCGGAACCGCCTCGAACAGGTAGGCGGACTGGTTGCCGGCGAGCGCGACGAGGACCATGAACACGCCGAGGATCGCCGTTGCCCGCGACGAGCCGTCGCGTCTCAGCGCCGCCATGGCGAGCGGCGTCACCCACAACAGGTTGGCGCAGATGAGGGCGAAGCAGATCAGCCGGAGTGTCGGCTGTCCCGTCTCCAGCAGGTGCATGACAAGGTCGAGCATGGGCGCCTCCTCAGTCGCGCGCCGGGTGGATGGTGTAGGTCATGGTCCCGCTCACCGGCGTCTCGGTCGCCCCGCTGCTGGTGAGGTAGCGGACGTGGTGGAGCGCCGTTACCGCCCCCGCCGTCGGCTGCACCCCGAACACCCCCGCCCCGCTGGTGAGGTCGGCGGTCGACTGCACCGTGTGCTGCACCGACAGGGGAACCGTCGCCGGATTGGTCTGGCCGAGCGGGGCGAACCGCTGCTCGGTCCACGTCTCCGCCCCGAGATACACCCACACCCCGGCGCCGGTGCGCCCGGAGAACTCGGCCCGCGCGAGGTAGGACGCCATCTGCCCCTCGGGATAGCCGGGCTGTCCGGTGCCGGGGCCGTAATACTGCTCGTCGACCTTGTTGAGGACGAGATCGAGCGTGTAGGTGTAATAGCCGTCGCCCGCGTCCGCCTCGGTCGGCTTGCCCGCCTGCCAGCGCGGCGCGACACCGCTGCCCATGTCGACCCCCGCCGGGGACTGCTGCTGCACCGTCGCCGCCCCCGCCCCGATCCGCACCACGGTCGGGGTGAACCCCGTCTCCGTCACGGCGACCGGGCGGAACTCGTAGCGCTCTCCCGCCGCCGGGGCGGGAAGCTGCGACAGGTCGGCGGTGATCCGCGCCGGGCGCAGCCCGAAGGTGCGGCCGTTGTCGTATTGCAGCGGCTGGCCGAGCGGCCCGGTGAGGCGCAGCGGTTCGAGCTGCACGGGCAGATAGATCGCGCTGTGGACGTTGGGCGCGACGCGCAGCCGGCGGATGAGCGCGTCGTTGAGCCGCGCCTGCCCGCCCTCGAACCGCGCCACCTCGACAAACTGGCCATTGGCCGGGTTGAGGATGAGCAGCCGGTCGGCGGCTTGCACGATCGTCGAGCCGTTCCACCCCGCCTGCAGTCGCACGACCGCCGGGTTGCCGCCGCCCGCCTGGACCAGCGTCTCGAAGAACGCCGCGCTGCCGCGGATGTCGGCGATGGCGCCGGCCTGCTGCTCCACCGTCGCTTCGAGCGGGATGATCCGCCCGGCCTCGACCTCCTGCGGCGTCATCGGGCGCAGCGCCAGCCGGTCCCAGCGATAGGCCCAGTCGCGCGGCGCCGAGCCGCCCCAGAAAAAGACGAACAGGCGGATGTGCGTGTGCGCGGGGTTGGTCACCGTCACCCGGTGCCGCGTGCGCATGGTGCGGAAGCGCCCCTTCACCGCTTCGCCAGAGCCGTGGGTGTGCCCGTCCGCCTCGCGCAGCGTGGCGAGCGGAATGGCCCGGCTGTCGTCGAGCAGCGCGCCGGACGCATTGTACATGGCCACAGTGATCGTCGCCCGGCTCACGTCAGGACCGTCCATGAGCGCCCAGTCGGCCTCCAGCACGTAGTCGCCGGGACCGGCCGCGAACAGGTCGCCGTAGATGCTGGTGGTGCTCGCGCCGTTTGGGCGGATCAGCCAGCCGGTCTGCTGCGCGTTGCCGGTCGCCAGCGCTGTGGCGATGAGCGGCGGCGCGCCGCCCAGCGTCCAGTGCGGCGGCACCGCCGGGTCGCCCGGCGGGATTTGGGCGAAGGCCGGGTTTCGGTTCAGCGCCGAGCGTTCGGCACTCACTTCCAGCACGCTTGTGCGGCTGGCGATCTGTCCCACCGCGTCGGCGCGGGCCTGCTCCTCGGTGCGCAGTCGCGCGTAGAGGGCGCTGTCCTCCGTAAGGTTGAACTGGCTTTGCAGCAAGGTGGTCTGCGCCACCGCATTGCCGGCGGCGTTCTGCGCAGCCGTGATGCGGTTATCGAACTGGGCAAGATTGCCGGTGTACCCGGCGCGAAGCTGGACAAGGCTGTCGGCCAGCGCGCCCTGCGCGTCGGCCAACGTGGTGATGCGACTGTCGAATTGACCCAGCGTGCCGTTGTACCCGCCTTTCAGGGTAGTGATCTGCTGGACGATGGCCGTGTCGGCGTTGCTGTACGCCGTGGTGAGTTCCTGCGCCTTGGCGTTCACTGCCGGGCCGATGCTTGCCGACACATTGTTGATCTGACTTGCCAGAGCATTATCGGCATTGACGTACGCCTGCTCGACGCGCGCTATTTCGGAGCGGGCGAAGAGGTCTGTATCCCCCCCGTTGCCATCCGCCACGATCATGTCGATCCGCTGACTGATTGCCGTGTCGGCGGCGACAGCGGCCTGCTCCACGCGGCTGACCTCCGCCCGCCATGCGCTGTCCGTGTCCGTCAGTCCCGCGCTGACGGTGCTGATCGACTCCGCCAGTGCGGCGTCGCGTCCGAGCGCAGCGCTGTCGACGCGCTGCACTTCCGCGAAGATCGCCGTGTCGTCGTATTCTTCTGCGGCCGACACGTTGTCGATCCGCTCATCAAGCCGAACGACCTGCGACGCGATCTCGCTCAACGCCTGGTTGGCGCTCTCCTGGGCTGCTGCCACCTGCTCTGCTGCCGCGTCCGCCCTGTTGCGCGCGTCCGTGATCCGGCTGTCCAGCGGCAACGTCTGCGCAACGAGGGCGTCCAGGTCGGCCTGGCGGGCGGTGCCGCGCGCCTGCAGGTCCAGAGCCGCCACATCCTCGTCGGTGATTTCACGCCGTACGATGATGTCGAGCGCGTATTCCGTGTTCTTGCGGATCGCCTCGACCTGCTCGGGCGTAGCGCCGATGGGAAAAGGCGCCGGAGCCGGCGAAGCCGTGCTGAGGCCCTCGATTTCCAGCGACAGCGTGCTGACCTGCTCCCCACGCTCTATCGAGAACTCCTTGAAAAAGCCCTCGATGCTGAGGCTGTCGTATTCCTCGTCGGCCACCCAGGTCACCGGGCGAGCACGAACCGCGGCTATCCTGTTCGCCACGACATCAATCATGTCCGTGCGGATCAGCGCTCGGACGGTCATGCGCTTCGCCCACGCGCGCTCGACCACGTCCGGGTCACCGAACTCGTCGAACCCCTTGCGGCTGAAGTCGGTTATCCCGACCTTTGCAGACGCTTCGGTAAGGCCAAGCGCGAGTTCGGTTTCACCGTCGACAATGCGGAGCGTGGAAACCTTGCCAGCCGGAGCGGGATCGCCGCCGGGATCTGTGGCAACCTCTGTTTCGGCCAATCCCTCTACCGAAAGGGTGCAATAGCTATGCTCCGGGGTGGAGATGTCCACCTCGAAGTCGCGGTAGAAACCGACCGGGCTAAGCCATTCGCTCTCCTCGTCGGCGATCCATGTGGCTTGCATAGCGCGCAATTCGGCGAACTGCTGCTGGAGCGCGTCCACGTTATCGGAGGGAACCATCATCCGCACAGACAGGCGGCGTGAGAACCCGCGTTCCACAACCACCGTATCGCCGAACTCGTCGGGTTCGCGACGGCTGTAATCACGGATGCTGATGGTCGGTGTTGCTTCGGTCACGCCCAGCGTGATGAGACCGTTCGGGCCAACGACCCTCATGCCGCGTACGCCACGGATACCGCGTCCCCGCCGCTGGCGTTGGTCACATCCTCCAGCTTGCGCTTGATGCTGCCGGTATTGCTTGCCGTGGCGGCGTGACCGGCGTTGTTGTCATGCCGCAGCTGCACGATCTCGGCTCTCAGATCGTCAATTGACGAGCGCATCTGCGCGGCGGCACTCTCGTTGCCGCTCGCCGCAGCAGCCTGCGTCGTGGCAGCCGCGTCAAGGACCGCCTTCTCCGCGCTGGCGGCGGCGGAGATACGCGCAATCGCTTCGTTGGTGATCTCAAGGCTCGCAGCGGTCTGCTGCTGCACCCGGTCAAGTTCCTGCCGGCTGCGCGCCGCAAGATTGGCCGCTGCCAGCAACGCCTGCGACAATCCCGGCAGTTCCTTCGCCGCATCCATGTCGCCACCGCGCGCCGCCGCCGTGGCGGCATTGAACCGGCCCATGAGTTCAGCGAAGTTGCCGCCGGTCTGCGCGCCAGACAGCCCGCGAATGCGCTTGATTTCATCAGCAATGCTGTCGCCGACCGAACTCCACGCCTTGCGCAGTTCCTCCGCGGCCTTCGCTGCCTCCTGCGCGTCCTGAATGGCGTAAATCTGCTCTTGCAGGGCACGGTTGCTGACATCGACCTTGGCAAGGTCCAGCGCCCTGATCGCTGCCGTATCGCCTTGCAGCTGCAGTATCTGTCGTTGGAGACTTTCCCGCTCGGCGGCGATGTCAGCCGCGCTTCTTGTGCCGTCCATGGCCTTGTTCAGATCGGCGAAGGCCGGGGCGAGTTGCAGCAGCGTGGCATAGGTCTCCATGCCCGCCGTCGTGGTGAGGTCTTGCGCTTCAACCAGCGCCCGGAAGGCCGCGAGCGTGCCGGGCATGGCAAGGCCCAGGCTGTCAAAGGCACGGCGCAGTTGCGTGGCCCGCGCTGCGTTCTGCTCTTCCTTGGTGTAAAACGCCTCAAAATAGGCATCAACGGCACCGGTAAGGTCTCCGATGCTGTCAAACCGCTCCGCCAGCGCCATCTTGGCGTCAAGGCCGAACCCGCTTGCCGCGCTGCCCAGCATGTCCAGCGCGTTCGTGACGGCTTCCACGGTGGAGGCGACCCGCACCAGCGTCTCGAACGCGCCTTCCCCGACCTTCTGGAACCTCTCCACGCCGGGGAACGCCGTCATGGCCATGCGGTCGGCTGCAGCGCCGAACACGGCTTGCAGCTTCTCTTCGATCTGCTGGCCAGTAAGCCCCTTGAGGTCAATCTTGCCGATATCGACCACGAACCCCTTGAGACGCGACGTGATTGCGTCGGTCGAACTGCCAAGCGGGCCTGCCGCCGCGAGGATCGCGTCGTTGAACGACCTGAGAATAAGGGTGAACTGGTTCTCCAGCGCCGGATCGGCGCTGCCGTATTGCGTCGAGTACTTGGTGCCGGTCGTGATGCCGAGGAACTTCTTCTTGCGCTCGATGTCGGAGAAGGTGGATGCGTCGAATCCGCCGCCAAGGATGCTTTCCAGCGTCTGCGCCCTGCCCGAAATGCCGCTGGCGATGACGCTGGTCTTGCTGCCGAACAGGCCTTTCAGCAGGCCGCCGACGATCGGAATGGAGCCAAGCACCTTGCCGATGAGGTTGGGTGCAAACCCTTCTGCGATGCCCTGTGAGGCGTTGATGTCGCCGCCTCGCACCAGCACGGCGGCCACGTTGCCGATCTGGCTGTTGATCGACCGGAGCGACCCGGCCATTTCGCGGGCATAGACCGACGTGACCGTATCGACCTCGCGCAGCGCATCGATGGCGTTCTTGATGCTGGCGGATTGTGTGTCCGGATCGCCCAGCACGGTGCCGGTGCCGGTGTTAGGCTTCTGCAGACTGTTCCTGCCTCCGCCACCAAACGCGCCAGCGACAGAAATGCCAATTGCCGCCAGAGCCGCTGCGGTTGCAGCGCCTGCGGCAAGGTTGGCCGGGAACGGCAGGGAGGCGATTGCCTTGGCGACCGCCTCAACCCCGTTAGCCGCTGCGCGCAGACCGCTTTTCGCGATGCTGGAGCCGGTTTCGATGGCGTCCTGCGCCATGGCGCGGACTGACAGTGCAAACTCAATCGCACGGAACGCTTTCTCCGCCGCCGCAAGTGCCTTGTAGCCCTTGCTCTTCTCGTCGAAGAACCCCTTCGCAGCCGCAGTCATGTCTCCGAATGCGCCGATCTCAAGGGTTGCGGTCTGCAAGGCAAAGCGGGCGTTCGCGCGGGCGATGGCGGCCTGGTCCTTCCCGGCCTGCCGCAGCTGCTCAAGGTGCTGCTGGTTCAGCCGCTCACGTTCGGCATGGAACCCGGCGAAAATGAGAGCCATGTCGCTGATGGCGCGGCCAGCCTCGCCAAAGGCCTCCGTCATGCCAGCGCCCGCATTCTGCACGTTTCGGGCAATCAGTTCCCACCGATCGGCGGTAAAACTCAGCGCGTCGTTGAAGTTGCGCTGCGCCGCCGCTGCCTCTTCCGTGGCGATGGCAATCTCGCGCTGCTGCGCGATATAGGCGTCGCGATCCGCCGGATTGAACTTCTCCGCCTCTCTGGTGGCTCGCAGCACGGCAAGGCCGATGGCCCGTTCCTCGTTGGTGGCGCCGACAAGCCGCAGCTCTTCGCGCAGTTCGGCAAGCCGGTCATTGCCTGCCGCCATCGCCGCGTTGAACGCCTCCTCGCGCTTCGCCTCCGCAAGCTGGCGTTGCGCGTCGATCTGGTCGTCGAGCGCCTGGTTCGCCCGCGCCGCCTCTTCGGCAAGTCCGCGCTGCTGCGCGGCCTCTGCAGCCGCAATGAGGGGCAGCATGGCAAGGCGCTGTTGCAGGAGTTCGCCGGAACGTTCGGCCGGGACAATGCCGGCCGCCACCATCGCGTTCACTTCGGCTTGTGCAACGGCCTGTTCGCGCAGCGCGGCGTTTGCCTTCGCCGCGTCCACCACGCGCTGCGCAATGGACAGGCGCACTTCGCGGTTGACGAACATTTCGATGTCGCCGCGCTGCTTGATGGCCTGGCTTTCCGCCTTGACACGCGCCTCGGCGATCAGCGCCTCTGCGCCCGAAATCCTGTAGGCAGCGGCGAGCGCATACAGGTTGCGGATCTGCGCCTCTATCGCCTCGTTTTCGCGGGCCAGGCGCTCGGCGTGGCGGTCGACCTTCGGCTTTCTGGTTCTGGCATTCTCCGGGTCGAGATAGCCCTTGGCCAAGGCTTGCTCGCGGATGCGGTCCTGCGCGTTCCGGATCGTTTGCGCTGTAACCGCATCGCCTATTGCACCCAAATAGTCGCGCTGGACCGCCTCACGGAGGTTCCCGGCGAAGGCCTCTCCAATCCGGCGTCCGGCTCCGGCATGCTGGTTTTCGACCTCGCCGATTTGAGCGGCGGAGATGGTGGGCAAGTTGATACCGAACTGGCCCAGCACGGCGTTGGCGCTGGTGATGAAGCTGTTCACGCCATCGGCGGACTTGCGCAGCAGGCTGTTGATCGCGCCGATCGCGGCATTGACCGCGCTGTAGAACAGATCACCCAGCGCCGCCGGGAAGCTGCGCCACGTCTGCACGATGGCATTGTAGGCGCCTACGAAGCCGCCGATCATGTAGTTGACGAGCGTCTTGGTGCCAGACCCGACCGCCGCGAACCAGCCTTCGATGAGTTCCCACGTGCTTTTGACTGCCGGGCCGATGTTGTCCCAGATGGCCTTGCCCGCAACCTGGAATACGGCCTTGGTCGTGTCTCCGAAGGTGACGGTCACATCCTTGAGGTTGCGGATTTCCTTCGTCGTCAGTCCAAGCGAGCGGGCGTAGGCTTCCATGTCGGAGGCGTCTTGTGCCGCCTGCTGCATGGACTTGATCGAGAAGCCGAGCGCAGTTGCGGCGGCGGCGGCGATGGTCAGGGCGCGACCCCACGGCGTGATCCGCGCGATTGACAAAGCGGATGCCGTGGCGCTGGCATCTGCCGTTCGGGCAGTCGCTCCGGCAAGCGCCTGCTCGGCGAGCGCGGCTTCTGCGGTCACGGCTGCAAGGCGCTGTCGCGCGGCTGCAAGTGCAGCGGTGGCGGCAGCGGACGCCTCCGCCGTTGTGGCGGTGGTTCTGGCGGCATTGGCGAGAAGCACCTCGCCGCGCGCAGCCGCAAGCGCTGCCTGGGTGCGCTTGTATTCGGCGGCGGCAACGGCTTCCTGTGCCTTCACCGTGGCCAATGCGGATGCAATGTTCGCGGGCGCGGTTTCGCTGATGATCCGCGCCGTGAGCAGCACCTGCCGGGCAAGGCCGCCGACTCCGACGCCTGCCTGCGACATGATCCCCTGGATCTGGCTTCCCTGCATCATCAGGGCCATCAGAGCCATGCGCAGCGGATCGGACGACTGCGCGGCCATCACCATCTGCACGCCGACGTCCTGGAACTGGAAGGCCAGGTTCTGCATGTGGTGGGCTGCGAACCTGCCGGTCGTGGCGACCGAACCAACGCCACGCCCGGCCGTCGCTGATGCGGCTTCCATGCGGTTGAGTTCGCTGTTTACCGAACGAATCCGCGCAGCCAGTTCGGTCAGTCCCTGGCTTTCCGCTGCCAATGCCCGCTGTTCGGCGCGCATGTTGCGGATTTCGGACGCGGTCTTGCCGAACGTCTCGGCCTGCCGCTGCATCTGGCGGACCAGCCCCTCGCCCGCCTTTTCAGCCGCGTTCCGGTCTCGCACGACACCCTGCATCTCGCGGCTGTGTGCATTGCCGAACGCGGTGACTTGCGCCGTGCCGTTGCCAAGATTGACCATGTTGCGGGTGGCGGCCTCGATCTTGGCGGCGTCCGCAACGATCTTCCCTTCAGTCGTGTCCATCGCCGCTTGCAGCTGGCGCAGCGTGTCGAAGGAGGATTCCGGGTCAATGGCGAACCCGACTTCAAGGGTCGGCGATGCTTCATTCATGCGCGCCTCCCTTTCTGTGTCGGGTTGGATTTTCGCTAGACACCGCCGTGCGCCGCCCTAGTCTCCCGCGACTTAAGGGAGATAAGGATGCACGAAGTGGACGAGCATTCAGCGGGACGGTTGAGCGAGAGCCGCAAACTGCTGATCGAGCAGCGGGTGACAAACGAGAAGCCGAGCGTTGGCGTCGCCTATCTGCTCTGCGTCTTTCTCGGCATGTTCGGTGCCCATCGCCTCTATCTGGGCGAGAAGGGCACCGGCATAATCATGTTGCTGCTTGGGGTGACGCTGATCGGTCTTTTCGTGACCGTGTTCTGGGCCTTGATCGACCTGTTTCTGATCCCGTCGATCATGCGGCGAAGAATTGAGGAAACGCGGCAAAGGCTAACGATTGAAGCGTTGGCTTGATTCCCCAAACATCGCCTCCAGACGAGCCTCGTCCAGTTCCCGCTCGCGCTGCGTCACTTCGGCCCTCCACGGTGGCGGGCAGTTCATGGCTTCGGCTCGCCTGCCTTCTGCCACATAGGCGACTGACAGGTCACGGATCGTCCGGGCCTCCCATGCCGAAAGGCAGACTCCGGTATTCTGCTGCCAGTAGTGGATTTCCCGCCAGCTAAGCGGAACCGGAGCCATTGCGCCCGCTTCCGTCAGCCCGATCTCGACAAGGCGGTTGATGATGTGGGGTGCGGGATTGGGCGGCATACGGACAGGCACACCGTCCCTCTTCAACTGATCCAGGCGGCTCAATTCGGGTGCCTTGACCTTCGCCGCACGCATCCTTTCGTCCGGCTTCGGCGTGGCATGGAGCCACGCCAGGTACCGGACATACAACTTCAGTCCGCGGGAGAGGCGTTCTTGAAGTTTCCCCAGTCATTGAGGTGCTTCGTGACCTGCTTGGTGATGAAGCCGAGTGACCGGTCGAGATAGAGTGCCGCAAACCGTTCCGCGTCGGGCTTGCCCTTGGCAGGCGGATAGTCGAAGTTCTCGAACGCCACGGTGATCGCGGCCAGGTCTTCCGCCGTCTCCGCGTCGCGCTGCTCGGGCGAGGCGACTGACAGCTTCCCGTCATTCGCCTCCATGCGCTTGATGGCGCGGGCCGTCTGGCGCGCTTCCACCTGCGCGAACTGCCTGGAACCGGGGCCATAGACAACGATGCGGACAGGATTGCCCTTGTCGTCGTAGAGGTGCTCCCCATCCAGTCCCTTGAGGTGGATGGCGGAAGTATCGCTTGCGGCCTGAGAAGTGATGTCGAACATGGGTTGCCTTTCGCAGGAAGGATGCACCGCCCCGCCCGGCGACCTGCGATGCGCAGACGGGGCGATGCTCATCGACCGGACGCGCCGGGAAAGTGGTTACGGGGCGGGAACGCGCACGTAATTGGTGCAGACCTTGACGGTCGGATTGGCCGTCGTCACCGTGTCCGCAGTGTCGATGGTTTCGGGGGCGCCGAACACGATCCCGCCGAAGTAGACCTTTTCGCCATCGGGGCGGGTGATCATGAACGAGTAGAACTTGCTCGTCGGATCGTTCGCCGCCGTCCTCATCAGCGCCTGTCCGGCGTCGTTGCTGTCCACAGCGTAGGACGGGTTGAGCGTGCCGTTGTCGCGCGAACCCTTGAGCGTGATCTTCGGGCCCTTGAGCGGCTGGAACTCGACTTCGGCGAAGGTGCCACCGATCGCTCCGATCTTGTCGATCAGGCCGATCTCGGTGAAGGTGAGCGCCGCATAGCCGGCGGCGTCCTGGGTGGCGGGGGCAGCAACGGAAATGGCGAGCGCCGAGCCCGCCGCAGTGGAAAGTGCCATGTTCATATCCTTCTATGGCGAGCCGGCGATGCCGGCGGGGTATTGCCGATGCGGCAATCTGGTTCAGGCGGGCTTGTCGCTGCCCGCTTTTTCGGTAGCGTTGGCGAGCAGGCCAGCAGCGGCGTAGTTCGCGTATTCGCCTTCGGTCAGCGTGACCGTCGAGTTGGCGGTAAAGGTCTTGCCGGATCCCGCGTCGGTAATGTCGCGCACAAAGGTCGCGCGGCGACCCTTCTCCTTGTCGGCCATTGGTATTCTCCTGATCTGTAGGTCAGAGGTGGTGGTCGAAGCTGACCCGGAAATCCTGCGTCTGCTCGAACGTGGTTATGCCGGTCAGATCGGGTCCGGTTCCGGCGCTCAACACGACGGTGTTTGTTGTGCCGCCGATGTTCCCCGTCTGCCCCGCGCAAGCATCGCGGACCGCAGCGATGATCTCGCGCTGTTGCCGGTAGTTATTTGCGCGGGCCATAACCGCTACGCGCTCTGTTATCCGCACAATGCCTTGGCGCTTGAGAGGCTGCCGCTCCACAAGGCTGACCGAACGAACCAGCAGAGAAGGCAGGGTTGCGTTGTCGGGTAGCCTGCCCGCCCTGATGTTCGCCGGCGGGACCAATGCGGTTACGGCGGGGTCGTCGGCCAGAAGTGCCCCGATCACGTCGACCCCGCTCATTCGTCCACCTCTGCCGCGCCGCCGGTGCTCTGTCGCAAGCGGGTATTGATGTATGCTTGTGCCGCCGCGATCGCCTCGTCCTGCTTGACGTCGAGCGCGGGCCGCAGGAACGGATGCGGACGCGCGCCGGGGTGCAGCACGGTTGCGCCGACGAAATTGCCGCCGATCACCAGCGAACCCTCCTTGACCTTCGTGTTCACCCTCCCGACGCTCAGCCCTTGCCGCTGGCTATCGTCGACGCTGATGAAGTGAGGGTCCGTGCCGTATTCCAACCACGGCGCGATGTATGCCCCCTTCCCCTTCACCTGGACCTTGGCGATCACCCGGCCCTGTTCGTCGCTGGCTCGGGTGGCGACCTTGATTGCGCCCCGGACGTCGCTGGAGATGACACGGTCCTTGGCTTCATCCGCCACGATCTTCGCGGCAGCCCTGGCGGCGCCGCGAAGGATGTTGGTCGCCAGCGCCACCTGCGTCCTGGCAATGTATGCCCTCACCTCGTCCGCGCCGCGAGAAGTGGCCATTATCCGCCTCCTCCGGCCGTGCTGTAGTCCTCCGCCATGAACTCCAGTCCGTCGCGGTTGCCGATTTCAGCCGGCGCGGAGACGATCTGCATGACCCTGTCGCCCATCACTACCCGCATGGAGGCGTCAATGTCGTTCCGGTAGCGGATCCGCACACGGGCGGGACGGGTGGCGATGCTCAGGCCGTCGGCCAGCTTCTCGCCACGGCTGGGCAGCATGTCCTGCACCTGTGCGCGAACACTGGCCACAAGTTGCCATGATGCCGAACCCGCGCCTGTAAAACTATCGTCTGCAACGGGCCGCTCTATGCGGATACGATACCGCAAGTCTCCCGCGTTCATAAAATATTCCGGTATGGTTGTATCAGGGCTGAAACCCCGAGAGGAATATCAGTGACCGCGCGATCCGCTGTGGCTTCGCGATATTTGTAGAGATGTCCCAAAAGTAGTTTGACGGCAGCAAGAAGGTCTGGCGCTTCATCTGGCGCAGAAAGTCCGGCCATGAACGTCATCACAATCGGGCCGCTGGACGAGGGCCAGCCCAACGCATGTGAGGGAAGAACCTTATTCTCGACTAGCCGCGCGCCAGTATATGAAATGAAGGCGGCTTGACTATCCAGAAAAGCCACCTCCTCAAGGTTCGTAGCCGGACGAACCGGCAGTTCAATGGTCGAAAAGAAGCAGGGGATGGTCCAGCGGAAACGGCTTGGCGCGAGAGCAATGCCGGACATTTTCTCGATGTGGGTGATAGCTGCATCCCTCAATTGAGCTATCAATGCGTCGTCAATCTCATGCTCGACGACGATGTGCGCTTTTGCATCTGCCAGCGGTAGAACCGCCTCGCCGTCGAGCAGAGAGATGCGGCGGAGAGTGAATGACATAACCGCCGCTCCTCTCTTTCTTGTCAGGACTTCTTGCGGTTCGCCGTCTTCGATTGCGCATCTTCGCCATCCAGCGACGGCACCGGGGCAGACTGCTCAACCTGGGATGCCTCTGCCTCGCCTCGGGCAACCTTGCGGGCGTTCTCGCTCAGCTCCTCAAGTTCTGCGGCATATTGCGGAATGCTCGGGGTGCTTACATTCCCGTCATTCCCGCTCTTCATCATCTTCGTGCCGACGCGAACGGTCCGGCCGGGCTTGATATTCATGTTGGGCTTGAGTGACATGTCAGTTCTCCAGAATACGGGCCGCCCAAGATGCGGGCGGCCCCTCTCTTGTGGCGTTACGATCCCTTACGGCGCAACGGCGGCGCCAAACGGACCGGTCACGAACGCCTCGGGACGCTTCACCGCCAGCGCGCCACGTTCCTCGCAGCGGATGGTGATTTTGTTGTGCTCGAAATCGTCCGCGTTGGTGGTGGCAATGACGACGTTCGCATCTTCGCGGGTGAAGAACTGCGCGCCGCTGCTAAAAGCGCCGACCAGGAACTCGCCTTCAAACTCCGGAACCTCGGTGGCGACCACCGGCAATCCCCACAACGTGGGTCCGGCCAAGGCCAGCGGATTGGCCAGAATGTAGCCTCCGGTCGAGTCCTTCGTCAGTTCGATCCCGGCCCAGTCCATGTGATGCAACACGATGCCCGTTGAAGGCAGGCGGGCCAACTGAGCCTGCAGGATAGCGAGCCGGATGTCGTCGATCCGGGTGCGGGACTCAGGCTCAAAGGCAGGTACGTAGGCAGACGCCTGAGGCACAATGCCTTCGATGTTGGTTGCGCCACCCGCCCCGAACAGGATTTCTTGCTCTTCGGCATAGGCAAGACCGAAGCGCATTTCGGCATCCACGGTGCTTTGCAGCTGGGCAAAATCATCAAGGATTTGCTTGGAAGCCTTAAAGATGTGCGCAATGGTCACAACCGGCGTAATCTTGGTGTCGAACGTGATGGTCGACTCCGGCTTTCTCACGCCTTCGGGAACAACGGCGGCATTGTTCACAAAACCAGACTGCTGCACCCAGAAGATAGCTGGCGAGGTCGTCCTGCCCGAGGCGATGAGATCGCGAATGAACAGGCGCTGCCTCGGCATCTGGTCAATACCCGGCAAGCGCTGCGGCTCGACCACGCCTTCTGCCACGCCAGAACTGAGCAGGGCGTTTTTCACAGGAATATTGATGGTCTGACCGGCTTGCAGGTCGCTGGACTTCATCCCCTTTACGGTCTCGTTATCGATCAGTTGCGCGCCAACCGACCTGGGCTTGTCGGCCCGTTCACCACGTCGCTCGCTCTTCCGCTCGACGTCTTCCAGACGGGCAATAAGCGTCTCGACCTTGCCCGCGACCTCAGTCTGAGAGGTGATAAGCTTGTCGACCTCTCCCTTGGTTGCCTGAGTCATATCCCCGAAGTTTTTGACTTCGGACATTGCGTCCTCCGCCTTCTTGGTGAGATCGGAGTTAACTCGCTCAAGATCACCGGACAGCGCCTTGAGCGTCTCATTCAATTCCTTGAAATCAGCCATGCTGGCCTCCTGATAAATGGCTTGAGAGATTACTTGCAGAGGCGCAGGCGCATCGAAGCGGCGCGAAGCCGGGCCAACCCCTCGTCTAATTCGCCAGCGCTCGGCATGGCAGGGTCGGAGGCAGCGCTCGGCATGACTTCCGTAATTTCCTTGAGCAGCGAACGACGCTCTGCGCGAGGCATTCCGGCCTTCGCCAAAGCTGCCTCCAACCGATATGCAACCGGCCTGTCCTGCATGTTTCGAGCGGCGGTGACGTTGTCGCCTGGCAACAGTTGGTCGGCAAAACCATTTTTTACTGAGTCTTCGCCCGACATGAAGGTCTCGGCGTCCATCATGGCTCCGATCTCGGAGGCGGAAATGCCGGTCCTGTCAGCGTAAAGCTGCGCAAGAAGGTCATCAAAAACCTTCATCGTCTCGAATGTCTCGGCCATGGTGTGCCGATCTCCCATGGCAATCCACTGTGTATTGTGGATCATCATCAGGCCCGCCTTGGCGATGCGCAGGTCGTCAGCCGACATGGCGATGATTGATGCGGCCGAAGCTGCAATGCCGATAACATGGACTGTCACAGTCTCGGGATGGGCACGCAGCATGTTGTAGATTGCCAGGCCGTCAAAGAAATTGCCGCCCGGTGAGTTGATTTGAACTGTGACGGGCCTGTCCCCGATGCTTCTCAAGGCCGCCCTGATGCGATTGGGCGTGACGCCGGTGCCATCCCAGTTCTCACCAATCTCGGAGAGGATGGAAATTGTCGCATCATCCCTTGATGCGGCGGTGACAGAAGGATCGAATGCCGCTCGGGCTTGCGGGTGAACGGAAAAGTCAAGCCCATCGGGCGCATCGGGGCGCGTCAGTTCGGGAAGCTGTCGTTTACTCATTGCTGCTCCTCCGGCGATGCGCCGCCTTTGCCCTTCGCTTCGCTTATGGGGACGTTCTGCATCTGCATTCTGGGTATGTCGCCGCCTTCCACGGGCGGCAGTCCCTCAAGCGCGCGAACCTCGTTGATCGTGATCACCCCTCCATCAAGGAGGGCGCGATAAAAGTCTGAACGAGCCCTGCTGTCGCCGCGCAGCAGATCCTCCAAATTGAAGCTGACCGTATATCCCTGGCGCCTGTCGTCCACTGTCAGGAGCTGTTTGCGAATAGACTGCTCGATCTTCTTGAGCCGCTTGCGTAGCGTGAACTTTTGGAACCCGAGTATTTGCTGCTCTAGTCCGGATCCGAAGCTGGTGACCTTTTCTGTATGCCCAACCATGAAAGGCGGAACACCAAAGACGCGGCAGATCTGTTCAACACTGAAACCGCGCGATTCCAGCATCTGCGCCTCTTCCGGGTTAAAGCTTATCTGCTGCCACTTGAAATCGCTGTTGAGCAACAACGGCCGACCAGCGTTCATCGCGCCAGCGTATTTATCGGTAATCCTTTTTTCCGCCGTCATCATCTGTTCGGGAGTGAGTTGCTTGTCGGCGACAAGTGCTCCGGGTGCCCTGATGCCGTTTACGAAGGTCCTGTTGGCGGCTCTTTCAATAGCCTGGGCTGTGCCAAAAGTGCTCCGGTTCCACGAGAGTGTCGACATGCCGCCCATAGGGTCGCCGCCGTGTCCGCGGATATGGAAAATGTTATCCTCGTCGGCGACCTGGCTTTGTCCGTCATGCCAGCGGTATTCGAGATGTCCCGACTGCGCGCGCTTGACCTGCATGATTTCCGGCCGGATGGGAGTTAGGCTGATAATGCTTCCATCTTGCCGCCTGCCGATCCGCGCATAGGCATTGCCCCACAGTTCCAGGCTGAGACACATCATCTCCCAGAAATCGACCGGCGTCTGATCGGCGTTGGGATCGTCCAACACCGCCTGCAGCGGATGGTCGGGCGCCGGCATCTTTATGCGGCGCTCGTCCTTCCTGTACACATCCAGAGAAAGAGACGCTTGCGTTCCCGCCAGCAGATTGACGCATGCCCACGCCGTGGAGAGGCCCATCACCGAAGACGCGGTGACAACTTCGTCGGTGTCGGTCGATCCTCCGCCAAGAAACTGATACAGATCGCCTTCCTGAGCTGTCATTCCCGAGCGCAGCCATGAAGTGGCCCATGTCCAGATGCTCACGCCGCGACGGCTTCCAGCCACTGGTCTGTTGACCCATTGCCCTCAGGATTCCGGCTCATCAGCATCACCGCGTTGAACGCCGCCATGAGCGGGTCGATCTTGGCTGCACCGGAAATCTGCTTCGTGATCAGCACGGCATTCCCCCTTCGCTCGACCCTCGCGTTGCCGACGCACCACGCCATCAGTTCCGACCCGTCATGCCGCAGCGTTCCGTCGTTCAGCTTGCGCTCCGTCCCCAGAACCGCACCGTTGAGGCGGTAGCCCTGCAGCACCGCCTGCATCTGCTCGTCCGCGATGCCGCGCTCAGCCATCTCGTCGAGCATTGCAGTGACGCCGATCGGGTCCAAACCAACCGCTGCCTTCTCCGGCAGCAGGCCGGCCGTATTCAGCCGCTCCACGATGTCTGCCGCCTCGACTATGTCCTGCGTCGGTTCGTCGCAGATCGTGAGGCTGCCCTCCGCCGCAAAGTCCTGCAGCCGGGAGACGATGTCCTTGCGCCGTTGCAGCACAGTGCTGTGCGCCCATGCGTGACACCACAAGAGCCAGTCGCGCGTTTCCTTATCGCGACCGATGACGGCAAGGCCCATCAGGTCGTCCAGCCCGCCGCCGTCGACCCCGACCACCGCCACCTCGCTCCGCTCCATGAGGGTTTCCAGCGTCAGCGACCTGTCCGCTGCGTTAAGCCAGTAGCGTGCGCCGACCCAGGCGTCGTTCCGCAGCGCCAGGCCGATCTCGACGTTGAGGTGCTTGGCGAGAAACACCTGCTTCGAGCCGTCATCCGCACCACGGACCTTGATCCACTCCTCTTCGAGGTATTCGCGTGACACCGACAAGCCCAGGTTCGGGTTGGTGATGTGGAAGTGATCCGGGTTCTCGTATTCCCGGTTCTTCACCATCTCTTCCGGGAACTCGTAGAGAACGCCAAGGCTCTTGGGGTCGCTGATCAATCCATCGCGGACGTTGCGGAAATAGTTCAACTTGGTCTTGAACACGCCCGAAGGCGGCTCGTCGGACTGTGTCGTCAGATAGATCGTGAACCCTTCCGGGCGGGACAACTGCCCGCCGGTTGCCTCGCGAAACATGGCATCGGCCTTCGCGTTCTTGCCGAACAGCCACAACTCGTCGATCAAAACGCCGGTTGCCTTCTTCCCCGAAACAGTGGCGCTGTCCGCCGCCACCACCTTGAGGTGCGCCCCGGTTCCCCGATGTCTGATCGTGCGCTCGTGATCCTTGCAGTGCAGCAGCCGGTCCAGTTCCGGATCGGCCTTCACCATGTCTCGGGCCGGGGTGTAGCTGTTGTCGGCAACCTCCTTGGTCGGCGCGAGGATCAGAAACTCGGCGGAATGACGCTCGTTGCGGATCAGCTCGGTAAGCATGATCGCCGCCGCACCGGTGGACTTGCCGTTCTTCTTGCTGATCAGCAGGAAGAACTCCCGAATTTCCCTTACACCGGTCTCAGGGTTAAGCGCCCCGAATATCTGTGCCGCGAAGTCGCGAACCCATGGCCTCGCGGCCTCGCCCAGTGTCGGTTGCCCCAGCGCATCGACCAGCACCAGGCTGTCGAACACCTCCATGCTTGCCGCAGCCTCATCCGCGAACAGCGGCGGATGAGGTATGAGACTCAGCCCCTTGATGATACGCTCCCGCCAGTCCGGGAGCGCGGTGGTCCGGGTCACACGTTACTCACGACCAGTTTGGGAGACCGGCGAGGCGCGAACTTGCCGGATGCCGCGATCTGCTGCGCGTCCTCGTTCTGTTGCTCCTTCTTGCCCTTCGCCACATCGGCGGGCTTGGCGTGAACGTAAGGTGCTGCGGCCTGGGCCATCGCGGCACGCAGTTTCAGATCCTGTTCCTCGTCGCGCATCACCGCCAGCATGAAGTCAAGCGGCGACATGCTGCCCTTGCTGCGCTTGGCTGCGACGTGACAGGCCTCAATCGCGTCGCGCACGGCCTTTGTCTTGCGACCAGCGCCAGGGCGCGCTCCACCTCGGGGCATTGATTGCACTCCTTCGCAGCCCGATTTTCATACCGGAGGGATTTTATCTCCGCGTGGGACGGAGGGCGGTATTACAGTACCTTAGGCCACAGACATTCATCCACCCCCCCCCTTGAGCATGAACGCCTGGTTCACCAGTGTCCCTGCTCCTGCCTCTGCTTCACGCCGCTGTGGCAAGGTGCGCACAGGCACTGGAGGTTGTACTCATCCCAGAACAGCCGTTCATCGCCACGATGAGGCCGCGTGTGATCGGCCACCAACCTTGCCGTGTCGCCTTCCAATCTGCCGCACAACTGACAGGTGAACCGATCTCGCACCAGGACACTCCAGCGCAGTCGCCGCCAGCGCGCCGTGTTGTACCACTTCCGCCACGGCTGATCATTGCGGTAGGCGTCACGCTCATGCGTCGTCTGCGGCTGCTGCAAGCGGTATGGCCGTGCGATGGACAATCGATGTGGCGCCGTCTTCAATCGCGGCATGCACCCACCTCTTGGAATTTGCCCGCGCTGCAGCTGTCGTGGTGGGAGCGTCACGTCTGCGAGGCGGGCCGGACGCCGGGGTTCCGTGCGCCCGATACGAAAACGCCCGCCGTCGTGGGCGGGCGCAATTCCTGAACCTGTTCGTTTTGAACACGCAGAATCCGAAAATGTCAATAGCCCAATCGCATGGCGATGACGCTGGCGACAAACCGGACGACGAGGCGGGCGGAGTTGCTGGCGCTGCGGCTGGTGTCGATCCCGGCGGCGGCGAGGCCGGCGGGGGCATTGAAACGCACCACGTCCTCGTAGACGCGCCAGTACTGCGCCGGGACCATCGACGCCATGTGGGCGAGGTCGGCGCGGGCCTGATGCGCGCGCAGTCCGTCGTGGGAGCGCGAGACGGACAGGCGCTCGGCATAGCGCGACGTGACCTGCGGCGACGGGATCATTTCCCACAGCCGCAGGCAGTCGGCGATGACGCGCAGCGAGGGTTCGTCGAACTCTCCGGCGTTGATCCAGCGCTGGAGGATCGTGCTCTCGCGGTTGCGCATGACGATGGCGCGGGTGTTGGTCTCCGCGTTGATGATCGTCTCCTCGACGTAGCCGCCACGGGCGAGCTGCTCGGGTGTGGGCTTTTCGAGGGCGATGGCGGGCACGCGGCCCTTGTGCTTCTTGCGGGCGATGGCGGGCACGCGGCCCTTGTGCTTCTTGCGCTTGGTCACACCACTCCCCTCCTCGTCCGTGTCATGACTTCGGCCGCCTCGGGTTCGCTCAGGCCATAGGAGCGCACGAGCATGGCCCTGATCTCGTCGGGCGGCCGGGTGGAGGCGCACGCGATCTGCACGGCGGCGGCGAGGCGGGCGGCGCGGGTCGGTTCGGGGCGGCGGCGCATGGGCGTGATCCTCAGAACGGGATGTCGTCGTCGAGTTCGGCGGCGGAGTATGGCGGCTCGGGGTGAGACGCGACCGGTGTCGCGGGCGGCGAGGTCGGCGATCCCCTGTCGCCGAGCATGACGAGATGGCCGCCGTAGCCGGAGACGGCGATCTCGGTGGTGGTGCGGTCGTTGCCGGACTGGTCCTGCCACTTGCGGGTGCGCAGGGAGCCTTCGATGCAGACCTTCGAACCCTTGCGCAGGTAGCGCTCGGCCACGCCGACAAGGCCGTCGGACTGGAGCACCACATTGTGCCACTCGGTGCGTTCCTTGCGCTCGCCGGTGTTTTTGTCCTTCCAGCTCTCGGACGTGGC